CTATAAATAAGTATCTTATGAAAGCAAGTGAAATTGTAACAAAAATCAAAGATGTTCTTTTATCAACTAATACAGAGGAAGAAGTAACTACTCCTGAAGTTGAATTAAAAGAAGATGCTCCTAAAGCTAAAGCTAAAAAAGAAGAAGCTGTAAAGGAGATTAAAGAGGAAGCTGCTGCAGCACAAGGCGATGGAAGAATCGAGTATAGTGCAGAAGAAGCTACTGAAGAACTACAAGAGGATAACTACGAAGAAGACATTGTAGAAGAAACTCCTGCAGTAGAATATGCTACTAAAGATGAAGTTAATGAACTTAAATCAATGGTAGAGAAATTAAGAGGTATGATTGAAGCTAAAGAAGAAGCTAAAGAAGAAGTTCCACAAGAATTATCTTCTGATGAGTCTGCTGAAGCAATCTCTCATTCACCAGAAAACGAAGTAAGTAATAATATTGGTGTTAGGTTTGCTCCTAATGCAAATAGAAATACTACTTACAATAGAGTATTAAACGCAATAACTAATAATTAATTAATTTTTAAATAATGGCAACAACAACTTCAATAACTACTACTTACGCTGGTGAATTTGCTGGGAAATATATTTCAGCTGCTCTTTTATCAGGTAAAACTTTAGCAGAGGGGAATCTTACAATAGTACCTAATGTTAAGTATAAACAAGTAATGAAAAAAGTGGCAACAGATGACATCGTAAAAGACGCAACTTGTGACTTCGCTGATACATCAACACTTACTCTTACTGAAAGAATCTTACAACCTGAAGAGTTCCAAGTGAACCTTGAGTTATGTAAGAAAGACTTTAGATCTGACTGGGAAGCTGCACAAATGGGATATTCTGCATTTGATAACTTACCATCTAACTTCTCTGACTTTTTAATTGCTCACGTTGCAGATAAAGTAGCTCAAAGAATTGAGACTAACATTTGGACAGGTGCTAACGGAACTGCAGGTCAATTTGACGGATTCATCACTACTTTAGGTGCTGATGCAGACGTAGTTGATGTGGTAGGTACAACTTCAACTGCAGCTAACATTATAGAAGAGTTAGGTAAAATTGCTGATGCAATTCCTTCAACTGTATATGGTGCAGAAGATACGACTATTTACTTACCAGCTGATATGTACAGAAACTATGTAAGAGCTTTAGGTGGATTTGGTGCAGCAGGATTAGGTGCAGCAGGTACTAACAATGAAGGTACTCAATGGTACAGTATGGGTTCTGGTTTACAATTTGATGGTATTCAAGTAGTTTACGCTCCAGGTTTATCAACAAGTGATGCTGTAGCAGCTCAAAAATCAAACTTATTCTTTGGAACTGGTCTTTTATCTGACCAAAACGAAGTAAAAGTAATTGATATGGCTGACCTAGATGGTTCTCAAAACGTAAGAGTCGTTATGAGATTTACTGCTGGTATTCAGCACGGAATTGGAAGTGAAGTAGTATTATACGCTACTGCATAATAAATAATTGTTCAACTTAAAAAAGGGTAGGTAAGCCTTGAGCCTACCGCCCTTTTTTTATATAAAAAAATAAAAAATTATGGCTTGTGATTTAACATTAGGAAGAAAAGAACCTTGTAAAGATGTAGTTGGTGGAATAAAAAATATTTATTTTGTTGACTTTGGTGACTTAACATTAACATTTGATGCAACAGATACAGACGTAATTGAGTCTGTAGGAACTACAGTTGCTAACTACAAATATGAAGTAAAGGGTAACTCATCATTAGAGCAAACAGTAAATTCTTCAAGAGAAAACGGAACTACTTTTTATGAGCAAACATTAAATTTAACTCTTCATAAACTTACAAAAGAAGATAATAAAGAATTAAAATTAATGGCTTACGGAAGACCTCACGTTGTGGTAGAAGACTATAACAAAAATTTAATGATTATGGGTCTTGAACACGGTGCAGATGTATCTGGAGGTACAATTGTAACTGGTGCAGCAATGGGAGACTTAAGTGGATATACATTAACGTTAACTGGTATGGAAACAATGCCTGCTAACTTTATTGAAAAAACTTCAGCAACTGAATCAGTATCTACTACTCTTACAAATGCAGGATTTGCTGCTCCAACTGTAGGTACTAACTCTTAAACAGAGTATGTTCTTAAACATAGAAAGGGGACTTTTATAGTCCTCTTTTTTTTTGAACAATATTAAGCTTTATAGGTTATATAGGTATGATAAGATTATCACCAACAACTTCATCTCAAACTGTAAGTATAATACCAAGAGTATATACAGTTGCCAGTGACTTATCTATGGTTGTCATAGAAGATGGAACAAGGAAGACTCAAACAATAACAGGAATTACTTCAGCTTTATCTGCTAATGGTAATTTCTTGGATATGTCTATTGCATTTAGTATTTTAACTGCAGAAAACAGTTATTCGTTTGAGCTTAAACAAGGAAACACTTTATTATATAGAGGTAAAGCATACTGTACATCACAAACAGATAATACAACAGACCATACATTAAACAGTAATAAGTATAACCAGTATGTTGGTACTGATACGGATGACCAAAAATATATTGTAATATGAACAAAGTAAAAGTAATAAATTTAGCAGGGTATGAAGTACCAAGCATAAAAGAATCTACCAGATATGATTGGGTAGAATACGGTGACGACAATAACTATTTTGGTGACATTATAGATAGATATACAGGAAGTCCTACAAACTCAAGATGTATTAATGGTATTACTGATCTTATTTATGGTAGAGGATTAAACGCAACAGATTCAGAAGATAATCCTGTTCAGTTTGGACAAATGCAACAAATATTAAAAGATGTAGATGTAAGAAGAATAGCAGGAGATTTAAAATTATTAGGACAGGCATCTATTCAGGTTGTATATAATAAAAGGAAAACAAAGATAATGCAGCTTAAGCATTTTCCTACTGAAACACTTAGAGCTGAAAAAGCAAAAGATGGTAAAATAACAGGATATTATTATCATCCTAAATGGAAAGATATAAAACCTGCAGACAAGCCTAAAAGAATACCAGCATTTAAGCACGGTAGAAAAAGTGAAACTGTAGAGATTTATATGATAAAGCCATATAGAGCTGGTTTTTATTATTATTCACCTGTAGATTATCAAGGATGTTTACAGTATTGTAATTTAGAGGAAGAAGTATCAAACTATCACATTAATAATATACAAAATGGTTTACAGCCATCATTGTTATTAAACTTTAATAATGGTATTCCAGGTGATGAAGCACAGGAGATGATTGAACGCAAGATATATGAGAAGTTTAGTGGATCATCAAACGCAGGTAGATTTATCTTAGCATTTAACGATAATGCAGAGAATCAATCTACAGTAGAGCCAATACATTTACCAGATGCTCACGCACAATATGACTTTTTAGCAAAAGAATCAAGAGAAAAGATTATGATTGGTCACGGTGTTGTTTCTCCTATACTTCTTGGTATTAAAGATAATACTGGATTTGGAAATAATGCAGAAGAATTAAGAACTGCAAGTGTTTTAATGGATAACATTGTAATTCGCCCATTCCAGACCCAACTAATCAACTCATTTAATGAATTGCTATCACTTAATGGTATAAACCTTAATCTTTACTTTGTGACTCTACAACCAATTGAGTTTACAGAACTTGATAACATTCAAACAAAGATTAAAAGAGAAGAAGAAACAGGTGAAAAGCTGTCTAGTCAAGATAAAAATGATTTTGATGATGAACAGGGAGATGACCTTCTTAAACAACTAGAGTCATTAGGAGAAAAAGTAGATGAAAATGACTGGGAGCTTGTTCACACAGAAAAAGTAGAAGATACAGAAGCAGAATTTGACTTTACTAAACTTGCAGAAGTATCAAAAGATGATGCTAAACCTAATAAGGAGTCATCGCAAGATAATTCAACATATAAGGTTAGGTATTCTTATGCTCCTGTAAGAAATTCAGCTGATAGCAGACGTTTTTGTCAAAGAATGGAGCTTTTAACAGGTCAAAATTTAGTATTTAGAAAAGAAGATATAAATATGATGTCTTTTAGAGGTGTAAATAAAGAATTAGGTCACAAAAAACAAAACTATTCATTATTTAAGTATAAAGGCGGTGTAAATTGTCATCATTTTTGGGAATTAAAGGTGTATAAGAGAAGAGTAAACGATAATAACCTAGTTAGTGAAGCAGAAGCAATAAAAGATGGCTTAAAAGAGCCTAAAAACCCTTCTGAAGTAGAAGTTGCACCAAGAGATATGGCAAACAAAGGACATCATCCAAATTATAAAAAATGAAAGCATTATTTATCACACTTGAGGAATTAAAAAGGAAATCTATTATAGATGGGAATGTGGATACTGATAAACTAATACAGTTTGTTGAGGTAGCACAAGATACTTATATACAAACGCAATTAGGAACGGTTTTATATGACAAATTACAAACAGACATAAAAAACAGTACTTTAACTGGTAATTATTCTATTCTTGTAAACACATACTTAAAACCAATGCTAATTTGGTTTAGTCAATCAGAATATATGAAATATGCAGCGTTTCAAATATCAAATGGAGGTGTATTTAAACATAGATCAGAAAATAGTGATTCAGCATCACTAGAAGAGATTAATAATTTAGTACATCAAGCTAAAACTACTGCAGATTTTTATACACAAAGGTTTCTTGGTTATATGAACCAGAATAGTGAACTATATCCAGAATATACAGCTAGTCAAGATGGAGGTATGTCTCCAGAAAGAGATCAAAATATGACAGGATGGGTGCTATAAACAAAAAGAAAACATATAAGCCTAAGAAAGAAAACGAAATAAAATTAATGAGTTATATAAAAAAGATTAAAGATGTCGTTTGGAAGCGTATATAGTGTAAGTTGGTTTGGGAACGTTAATGAAGCGAATGGATGGGGTATAATATATCCTTTTGATGCAGATGGTTCTTATTTAACAGTAGATACGACATTATTTAGTGCAGATAGTACAACTTTAACAGCAGACGCAACAGTATATTAAAATAAAATAAAATGGCAAAACAAACAATAAATATAGGTACTTCAGCGAATGATGGGACAGGTGACCCATTAAGAAGTGCTATGGATAAGACAAATGATAACTTTACAGAGTTATATAATGGTGCTGGTGGTGTTGCTGATGGAGCAGTTACTACAGCTAAACTTGCAGATGACGCAGTAGATTCAGATAAAATAGCTGATGGAGCTATTGATTCAGTTCATATAGCAGATGATGCGGTAACCACAGCTAAAATAACCGATGCAAATATAACTACAGCTAAACTTGCAGCAGATGCTGTAGATGGAACTAAAATAGCAGATGATAGTATAGATTCAGAGCATTATGTAGATGGTTCTATTGATACTGCACACTTTTCTTTGACTGCAGCAATTAATGTAAATGTTGACCAAAACACAGGAACACTACAACTTTGGAGTGGTACACAAGCACAATATGATGCTTTAACTCCAGACGCAAGTACTCTATATTTTATTATATAATTTAAAATAATAATATGCCAACTAATAAATATTCATCAGCTTTATCAGCAATATATAAAGGCTCATCAACTGTAACTAAAGCCTATAAAGGTACAAATCAAATATATCCAAATACAGTATCATATGATATGGATTTTTTAGTTA